TAAAAATCTAGGACAGTGTTATTGATTCTAAAGTTAGCTTGATCTAGAGCCGTGAGTACCCCAAAGAAGTCACTAATACCCTGAGATAAGAAAAGGTTATACTTCCACCATGCGTAAAACTCTCCTATTTCAAAGTTTTGAGCTATGTTTAGGTTTACATCATTGCCAGCGTAGTCAGCACTAAATTTTGTAACTGCAGTACCATCTAACCCGATAGAGGCATAAACAGTATCAACAGATTGAGTGGCTAACACTGTCCATCCTGTATCTGAGGCGATTGTCGTGGTTTCAAATTCTAGGTAGCTTGTGGTCGTGTCGGTAAACATTAGCCTTACACGTATTACGTCGCCTTCTGTGTAGCCTGTACCCTCTGCATAAGTTTGAGTGTATTCAGTGCCCGCAATGATTAAGTTATTTACTTCCACGCCTGTGGTCATGTTTTTAATTTGAATCCGCGAACCAGCCACAATTCCCGTTATCGATATGCCGCGTAAATCTTGAATAATGATTGTTGCGTCTAGATTTTCAGCAATACTGGAGGCTGTGCTCTGAATTGTGATAACTCCCCCAGAGGTATTACTTACCGATCCAATATCGCATTTAACAAGCTGATAGGTTCCAGCCGTGTCAAACTCTAGATTGTTGCATGAAACGTCACTAAAAGATGATGTTGTAATTCCCTTTAGCTCTAAATCACCATTAATCGTACAGCCGCTAATTGCCGCGCCGTTGCAAATCACGCTATAACCATCTGCAAGCGAAAATGTGCCTGTCGCGGTGACAGAGCTACCAAGCGTAAAGGTTCCCATGCCATTAAAAGTGCCGCTTAATGTGCATACAGAGTCGTTAGATATATCAAAGTCCCACGCTGCAGCCGTCCCCCATGCGTAAGAACCAGAAAGCTCTACAGTGTCCAATGAATCGTCGCGCGTCTTTAAATAAACCCGCATGGCGTCATTTGTGAGTCTAAAGTTTTCTTGATTCGTGGCGTTAGACGCAGGGCTAACGACAGCAACGCCGTTGTCGTTAAAGATCGTAGCAAGGGTTTCATTCCCAAAACTAAAAGGTACAGGTATAAAGAATGAAGAACCTGATTTTGTTACCCAACTGCCAATCTTGTTGGTGTAGTCTGTGCCTTGAACCGCTGATACTGCATCGTCAAAGTTTGTAGTCCCTGAGAAGTACGGCAATTTAGTGCTAGTTTTATTTGTTCCAATCAAAAAGGAGCGTTGAAAAAAGCACTCGCCAAACTGGTTTCCTACGATGCCTTCATGCACTGTCGCCACACCATAGGCAGATATATCCGTGGCATCAAAATCGCCTATGGAATTGTTATTTGAACTATCTGCTAAATCGATGCAAATTGTTACGGGGCCAGACTGACTAGCCCCAAATGGCGTATCATTGCCCCCCATGAAAAACTCTTTATAATTATTTTTAGGGTCTGAGCCACTACCCAGCCAGAACCTTACCCCTCCGCTGGACAGGTTTGCAGTCTGCAGCCTGTTCGGTGCGTTGAACTGGAGCGACCAAATCATCAGGGTTGGGAATAAATATACGTCTACATTACCTAAAGATGTCTGGCCGGTTGTGCCAAAGAAAACACCTTCGGCAGTGTTTGCCGCATTTCCGTTGTACTGCACACGAGAGGCATTAGTGGTGATGGGTAAATTACCCGCGCTTTTCGTTCGTAGCGTAAGGTTTGAGCCAATAGTGCCGACATTTTGGTCAGCACTATCGGCATGTAGTGAAATTGGAGTAGGTAGATTAAACGGCATTATATACCCCTTTATGAGTTACTAATGCTGGTTAAAATTCCAGCAGTATAATTAAATGTTTTGGTTAAAGTTTGGCCGTCAGCCGTTAGCTGTATAGTGTTTAGGCCATCAGCGTTATAGCTAAAAACCTTGAACGCCCCGCCACTGTAATCTATTCGTGTGATCTGATTATTAACATAAGTAATATTTGGCTCTTTTAGGGGCGTTGAATTTGTCGCGTCTTGCGCCGTGAATGCTTGAAACACAATAGCGCCGATAGCAAAAGAGCTAGCCACGCTTCCCTCTGCACCCCTAGTTACGTTTGTTAACGTCCAATATGTGCCGTGATCTGTGCGAGTGGTGTATTCGACAATCTCCACAGCTAAAGGATTTGATAAGCTGTCAGCAATGGTCAGCTTGCCGCTTGCTGGCAAATCTTGCATGGGCGCGACAGCCTTTAAAACTCTAACGCGCGGTATCGTGTCGCTGATCGCAGATTCTAGAGTTGATTTAACATTGTTAACAAAGCTCATATCTCAGAAATCGCTATGCGGAATTGAAATTCTTTTACCCTGCCTGCGCCGGTCGTCACGGTTAGAGTTATCTTATGTTCTGATCCGTCCAGGCCACCACTGACCCACACCGATGGGGTCAACGTGTCGCCATTTGTTACCGTGGCTGTTATCCCCAGGGCGGGTATTGTGCTAACCACTGAGTTAGTTACGGTGTCGCCCTCTGCCATCCATTTGGCTAGCGGGAAAGAATAGTCCAACACGTCGGCGGGTTGTTTTGTAAATTGTTGCATCATGCGGCCTTATCTAATTTTGGTTTATTTGTTCGGTTTAAAACCGAGAAATTAAGCGCCCTATTATTTTTGGCTATAGCCAATAATCTGGCATCTAAGGCGATTGACACTAGACGCAAATCAGCCATATTTATTGCCCTATAATCGGCTGCTATAGTTATTAACCTGCTACTAGATACCGTATCAATCTGCCTATTTTTAGCAGGTATTTTAACGGCTCTAACCTCATGGTTAACATTTATAACCCTGTAATTTTGGCTAGCGGTTACAGCCCTTTGGCTAGCCTTAACTTCTACCGTTCGAGGAGTATTTGGCACCCTTTGGTTACGATGTAAAGGTGCCGCCACTTCTGCGTTAATTAATACAAAAGTTGGCGTTACAGAACAAACACCAAAAGCCTGGGCACCGATTAACTTAATTGCATTAATGCTTGCGCTGGCGCTGGCGTGTGCCTGTACTACCGCCTCGGCCGTTGTTTGCTTTGCCGCGTCACTTGCCGCTACTGCGCTGGCATTAACGCTTGCTAGCGCGTTTATTAACCTTGCAGCTTGTGCAACTACCCCCGCACTTGCGTGCACTTGAATAGCCGCACTAGGGCCGCTATCAGCATGGGCTATAACGCTAGAATACCCACTTATTAACGCTTGGCCTTTTTTGTTTAATAGGCCTACAGAATCAAACGAACAAGCACCAATAACCCTTGCAGATAACAGCTTAGTGGCTCTAGTGCTGGCGCTTAAACTTGCCCCCGCCTGTACTTGGGCCTCAACTGTTAATTGTTTCGCAGTGTCAATTTCTGCCACTGCTTTGGCGTTAACGATTGATAGTGCATTTACTGCCCTATAACCTTGTACTATTAGCCTCGCGCTTGCGACTACGTGAGCGGACGCACTAGACCCAATATTGACTTCACAAACAACAGAACACGCCGCAAAAGCATGGGCGTTGATTAAATTGCTGGCTATAACGCTCGCGCTTAAACTTGCTCCCGCCTGAACTTCTGCCTCAGCGGTTGTTTGTTTCGTCACCTCAACTAAAGTGGTTGCGTTGGCATTAATACTTGCTAGCGCACTGATTGCCCTAGAACCCTGCGCGAACAATTCAGCATTTGCACCGAATTGAGCCGCCGCACTAAGTTTGCTATTGCCCTCGGTTAAAACGCTAGCCGCCGCACTTATTGCCGCCGCACCGCTTTTGTTTAATGCCCCCTCAGAAACAGCCGAACACGCGCAATTAAACGCCGCTTGAGCTTCAACGCTTTGCGCTGATTCTAAAATTACGCCTAAAGGTTGGCTGTTTAGGGGGTAAAAATTCATTAGGCTAGGGTCACGCTTACACCGTTAGCGGGAATCGTTAACACATCGGTGGCGCTTAGGCTTTTGGCAACCGTTAGCTCTGAGTGGTAAAGCAAATTACCGCCCGTGCCAGCATCAAAAATGCCGATATGAGTAACCGTTACATTAGCCCCAGCAACAGCGGGAAAAGTTACAGTTCCAGTACTATTTGCTACACCGTTGGCAATAGTGCCAAAGCTGATATTTTGCCGCGCGTAGCCTGTCCAATCGCACTCATTCCCCGACCCATCATCTGTTGGGTTAGTCGTGAAAAGGGCTAGTTTTGGCTGGGCAACTGTATACGCAGTACCTGCCTTTAATGTTATTTCCAAAAGTTTGTTTTCTAAAAAGTCGCTAAAATTCGACATGATTTATTCTCCTTCTAATACTTCGATACGAGCGATAAGCTCTTGAATTGTGGCTGTAATTAATGGCACTACCTTAGATTGATCGATCCCTTGGTAATCTGGCACTGAACGAGTAGCCATGACTGCTGGAGTAGTTTCGCGCCATGCTTGACCATCTTCTAGGGTTTCAGGCTGTTCAACGTCTGAGCTATGGATAACTTCTGCTACAGCATCAAAGGCTTCGTGTACGGCTGGCTCTGCAATAATTTCAGCTCTGATTTGTACGCCGTCAATATCGTAATAAGCTGGGCCACCGACTACTTCTGGAGATACTTCGTTATATCCTGCCTCGCTGCCTGCTGTAAAAATATCGCCCGTTGCTGGAGTGGCCTGATACTCTTCATCCATCATTCCGTTATGGGTGCCAGTAGCACTTGCTGGTATAACTGCCTGTAACTCATGCGCAAGAAATCCGTCTACGCGAGTGCCGTCTGACCTCCACTCAAAGCTAACTGGGTTTAGCTGCATGAATGTAGCTGTAGCACCTGTCATTGGCTGAACGTCAGTTTTTAGACGGTGGTCTGAGCTGGTGTTGTAAGATGTAGCTGTAGCAGTGTGTCCTATATGCCCTATAGTCCCGCCATTATAAGCAAAATTTGCGAACTGCCCAGACCCCACAGCGCCCACTTTTGCAAAAGTTAAGTTACTTTGGGCGCTGGCAATAGATAGTGCAGTTCCACCTGTACCGCTCACATACATGCCTGTATTGGTATTTTCTAAACCTCCAATAACCGCAGTAGTACCAATACCCAAGGATTCAGCAGAAGCATCCCAGAAGAACTTTGCCGTAGTGCCTGTGTCTTCGTAGAATGATATGTCTCCGTTGTGTAATATTTCCATACGCTCAAGAGGCGCTGCCCCCATTGTAGTGCGTAGAGATAAAGAACCATAGTTACCGCCAGTTCTATCTCCGCTTATAATACCTACACTACCCGACTTAGAGAGAGTAACACCGTCATAAGTATTGTTAGCTACAGAACCGTCAGCAACCAAACCATCAGCCGTTACAGCACCTGTTACGTCTATGCCACTATTGCCAATCCGCATCTTCTCAACAGCGCCTTGACTAAATAGTAAGTTGCCGCTTGAACCATTCCACCTGACAGAAGTATCATACGTTCCTGCGCCTGTGGTTAAGGCTGTGCCCTTACCTAACTGGATCTCACCAGTAGTCCCATTTGATCCAGACAAAGTCCCTGTGGCTATTACATTACCTGTTACGTCTATGCCTGTGGATTTAACAGCGACTTTCTCAACCCCGCCAACAGTCACGCCTAGCTCATTCGGGCCTTTTCTGAATAGGCCACTATCTTGATCCTGTTCAAAAGTGAGGGATGGATTACTAGCGGTGCCTGAATTAAATTTACCCGCGCCTGCACCGTCTTTAACCGTGGCATAATCGCTTATAAGGCTCGTTACTTGTCCCGCTAAATTAGCCACTAGGCTCTGTGTCGGAACGATCTTGTACGCTTGACCCGCCTCAGTGCTGCCTAAATAGCTATCTGCTAACACGATCACCGTGGCAGACGTTATGGTGGCAATCTCGTAAAGCTTATCATCTGGAGCCAGAAAGCCCTCACCGATCTGAGCGCCTAAGCTAAAGTTAGTGCCTGATCCCGTTACGGTTGTTGAGCCGTTATGAACTGCTACCGTTCCTGTGTCATACCATGCCATGTTTAAATCTCCTATTAACCTTCTAATGCTGTAAGTCGTGCTAAAATATCGATCAAATCTACCTCAATGCCTCCAGCCGCATTGTCTGCGTATGATGCGTATCCATCGCCCCCGTTGCCGCCAGCGACTATATTTGAAGAGGGGAACGCCTGCCCACCCACTCCCCCAGCGCCCACGTATATTTCAATGCTTTGGCAGTTAGACGGCTTATTTATTAATTGTGAAAAAGTAGACCCCGCCTGAGCTATCCCGATAACTGGCGCGTTAGGTGTTCCAGAACTATTGGAGCCGTTTGCACCGCCGCCGCCGCCCGAACCTAAAGACCCGTTGCCCGGTAATATAAAAGTAGAACCGTTGTATAAGCCCCTTGTGCCTCCGGGCGCTTTGGACGAAGCCTGTCCGTTAGTTCCGTGGCCCGGATAGGCTGTGTTTGACCCAACTGAACCACCGGAAAGACCCGCGCCGCCTCTCCCCCTAAAGGTTGCTATAATAACGCCACTTCCATTAGGGCCGTCGTCCTCAGTCCACATCCTAATGTAAGAATCTGCGCCGCTCGTCCCTGCTCTTTGTGAAGATGTTGCCGCTCCCGAAGCGTTGTTACACGCTGCCCCGCCGCCGCCAACAATCTCCAGCAAAAGCGTTGTGGTTAAGCTGCTGATATTGCGGATTGTCGTGCCGGGGTTTGTAAATTCAGACGCAGTTCCTGCTTCGCCTGCATACAAGCGCACATTGTTTAGTGCCACCGTTCCATCGCTATCGGCATAAATGCCACTGTTTGCAGATGAAATATTGAAGCCCGCAACATTGCCAGAACGCCCGAAAAAGGCTCCAGCGGTCGTGTCAGCTAAAGATGTTTTACCAAATTGAACGCCCGAATTAGCATTATCAAATCTGATATTCCCATCAATTGTAATCTTGTCGGCTGAAATCTCCTTGGCTTGAATGAACTGGGTGTCTAGGTACGCTCCAGCGGGTATAACAATTTCAATACCATTTTTTATGATCGTGGTGTCGTTGGCGTAATAAACAAAGGGTTTTTGATCGCCTGAGCCAATTGCGAATTGGTCAGCGTTTACAGTAAAAGAGCTAGTCTCAACGCCATTAATAATAGAAGATACAAGCCCGAAGCCAGATACATGCCCGTTATTGTCAATGGTCACGGTATACTGGGCCTTAACACCATCAATCGAAATTGCTTGCGCTGCGATTGAAGCTGTTTGATTGTTTAAAGTGGTCGTTACCCCTGAAATATCACTCGCTAGCGCGGTGTCCGCTGTAGTCCTAGCCGTTTGTTCAGCCACAATAGCTGAGGTATTATCCCCCACTGTTGAAGTTAGGTTTGTAATGCTAGTCGCCATTGCAGAATCAGCGTTAGCTCTAACTGTCTGCTCAGTAGCGATAGCGCCCGCGTTATCCCCCACGGTGGCGGTTAAAGTTGTAATGCTGCTAGCCAGTGCGCTATCCGCATCAGCTCTCGCGGTCTGCTCAGATGTTACTAAAGCCGCGTTATTATTTATAAGAGCTGCCAATTCTAGCTTGCTAGTGGCAATCGATACGTTTGCATCTCTTACATCTGCTGATATTTCGTTTCTAGCGTATGCAATTTCAACATTAACGGCTTCGCGGCTTTTGTAAACGTCTAGCAATTGCGCTAGGTTTTGCACATCGTCAACGTCAGATTTGTTGAAAAGCCCCCTTGTGTCGGTAACTGTGTTCGCAATCGATGCTAAATCTAAGGCGTTTATGGTTGTTTCAGCGGTGGTAACTCGGCTAGATACCGTATCTAGCTCAGTGCTGGAGGCTTTAAGTAGAATTGCTGCCTCAGCACCGTCTATGTCGATTTCCGCTTGGTCTAGGCGTACATTCATACCAGACACGGTCGTTTCGTCTGCTTTTAACAATAGGGCGGCTTCTGCACCGTCTATGTCTATTTCAGCTTGGGCAACTTTGGCTTCCAAATCATTAAGCGCGGCTAAATCGCTAGCATCAAGCACCGCCGCTGCTATGGTGTTATTGACGTATGTGGTTGAGGCTTTTAGATTGAGGCTAGCTTCGGCTGCGTCTAAGTCGATCTGAACATTATTAATAGTCGTTTCAGTCTGAGAACGTAAAGTCTCGACCGCTTGAATAGTCACCGCGCCCGTTGCTGGGTCAACCGTGATACCTGCATCTGATACTAGGCCAAGGGTATCCGATTGAGTAGTGGCAAGCGTTAACATCCGCTCTGCTACCGTATCAATCGTATTACCAACGCTTTGTTGCTCGTTGAGTATGTTAACAATGTCAGCTTGTGCGGCTTCCACATCAATTACGGTGGCTTTACCAGCAATTAAGCTCGTAAAGGTAGAATCTATAAAATCTGGTGTGATGACACCATCATCAAAATCATTAGCGTCTAACTTAATAGTTGTAGCTGAACCCATTGCAGCCCAGGCACTAGCATTGCCCGATGTATCGAGTGATCTAATCCAGTAATAGCGGGTTATTGTGCCGTTATAAGAATCATCAATCCATGTGGTTGCGCTTGTTGTGCCGATAAATACAGCGTTAAGCTCTTGGGCGTCTACACTTCGTTTAATTTCAACGTATGAAAAATCATTTTGCGCCGGATTATCCCAGGATAAAATAATCTTTTTAAAGGTGCCGTTTACCGTAATATTTGCAGGCACATCCGGCGCTGTAACATCACCAATGGGGGTATATTCTGCACTGGTTACAGCCGGGCTACTCACTCCCATACTGTTAACGGATTTAATTGATGCCGTGTAAGTGGCCGCCTGGTCTAATACCTGGTATTTATAACTTGTGGCCTGTGTTGATAATCTTACAATGTCGCCATTGCTAATAGTTATTGTTATGTCGTAGCGATTGACAAAAATGTCAGCGGCCGCCGTCCAAGCAATATCTAAAACTAAAATAACCGTGCCGTCTTGCGCGTTAATTTGCCCCGGTGTTACCGATAGATTCGTTATTGGTGCAACCGTCGTCGGGTCTGGAAGTGACGTATTAGGCGTTGCGTCCACTGTGTTAACGGTGCCGAAATCGTAAACCGTTGAATCATATTCACGGCATGTAATGGCCACTTCGTCATCTGACTGCAACGACATTGACATAACGCGAAATAATTTACCCTGGCCTGTGTTTAAATCGGTCCAGCCTGGGGTATCGTGCTTAATATAAACGACATCGCCAACTTCAACCCGTAACGCCTCAATTGTGGCCGTGAATGAACACGACACCGCTTGTCGGCTTTGGTTTAGATTAATGGTTGCTATCTGTTTAGCGGTATAAATATTGCTGGTAAATGGTAAAACGGTTTGACGTTCTAGCACTAATCCGCTGTCTTTATCTGTTCTTAACGTCGATGAATCAATGACGGCTTGGTCTAGCTGCCAATTACGTTCAGGGTTAAAAAACTTTGCCGTTATTCTGTTATATGTCGTGGCTTTATTGCCAAGAACTATGGACCAAGAACCGACGATGTTATCTTCTGAAAAAGTGAAAACCGCGCTTTCTGGCTTGTCTAATACCAGCTTATAAACGCCAGCGGTAAACACCAGAAACCCGCGACAGCTCGATAGTAATTTATTGAGTATATCTAGGCTCGTTTCTGTCGTATCTACTAGCCCATCACACGTATACCGGGCCGCTGATACGCCGCCCTTTGTCACCATGGCATCAGAATAATTGGCGGCCGCAATAATGGCGGCGTCGTCAATCTGTGACGTAGGGATTGACCGGCCATAGCGTGTATTAGTTAAATAATCTCTAACAGCTAGCGCCGGATTATTATTAAATGTCGCCGTGCCTGTGCGCGGGTCGTGCGTTTTCTTTCCATCAATATCAAAAGTAATTGTGGGAACGCCGCGCGGGAATGCGTCCTGGTCCCATTTCATTTTGATATACACGTATACTAAGCCCGATAATTTATGCGCGCTAGTCCACGAGTCGGGAAGTCCTGGCATCTCCGAACTTGTCACGGCTGCCTGGCCGTCTGTTCCGGTCTTTTTAACGATAGTAACTAGGTCATTAAATCTAGAATCTGTGCTGTCAACATCGTTTAAATAGACTGTGTTTATGGCGTTAATTTCGCCTTCAGCAATCACCAATACCTGGTGCAAATAGGCGTTGTCTGTTCCGCTAACCTCTAGGTATACCCTAGTGGCCCCGATTTTTCTGGAGCCGTAAATAACTGGCACGGCGGCGTTATTACTGGCTTTGTTTGTTAGTGCGCCGGTTGATGCTAAATTGTCGCCCTGAGTGCCCATTAAGCCGCTAGCTATTGAGCTAGCAGCATAAGACGCCAGCGCGCCAACTATAGAGACTTGTACGGCGCTATAGCCCGCTGCTGTTGCCCAACTTGTCGCCGCGCTGGCTGCTATGTATCCAACTACTTGTGGCATGTTTCAACCCTTAAAACTGTGTAACCGATAAAAGTATCTAATTTATAAATAGTGCAACCGCTTTCAGGTCCAGCACTTAGCAAATATTTACCCAGGCAGATATGGCCACAATCCCATTTTTTGCCATGACTAATAATAAAATCACCTTCCTGTTGAAACCCTGGCTCTATCTCGACGCCGCCATGGGCTTTGATACCCTCAATTAATCGTTGTCCATATTTAACCTGGTACTTTGCCGCGCCTAGTGCGGTTTTATATTTACCTTTGAGCAAATCCACCGTATTAGCTCCGGTTAAAATGTCTAGCCAACTAAGGCACAAAATATTGCAGTCATTCACGCCCCAAACAAAACCCGCTTGCCGGCGATCTTCAACGAATTTATACAGCGCCTGTTCGTTTATCACTCAGCTTTTCCCCACACCAGGTCTTTCACAATCTCACTAGAAAAATTTAGCCCCAAGTCGCCAGGGAAGTGGTTTTGTTGCCCTTCGTGATTCGTAAAACGGCCTATACGTCTTTCAAAATCCACCCAAGAATTTGACGCCGTAATAGCAATGGTCGCCGTTCCGTTTTCGGGGTTTTCTTGAATCATCGGCGAATCAATCCGGCCTTCAAAAACTAGCAAAGGGTCAGCCACTAGCGCGCTGGCAGCGTCTAAAAACCCTTTATAAATACTTAATGGGCGGTCTAAATAATCTTGAGCGAGCAATAAAGAAACGTATACACGATCAATCGCGCTTAATGACACTGTGAGTTTACTAACTTGTAACGTGGTGCTTTCCTCAATGTCCGAAAACCCCAAGAAGTGCCCCGCCTGGCTGTAATCATTACCGTTCCAGGTTAGGGGAATGTAGGCGTCAGTCATTCTATAAACTGTGCCGCCTAAAGTAATTTCCACCAGGTGTACGGGGGTGTTTTTGCTTGCTGCTATTTGCGCCGATACGGCCGCGCTAGTGGTGCGCATTACGCCACCTCGACCAAGCTAATACTAAAACCAAACGTGCCGCTTGCGGCCTCGCTAATGTCTTGCTGGTCGCTTGCAAAAGCCACAGTAAAGGGAACGTTTGAGACTGTGATTGGTTCATCGTTTGACAGGGCGGTTATTAGTGCGGGGTGAATAGTTAGCGTCGCAGCTCCGGTGCTGCCACTTGTTGAATCAGCTACGATCATGTAAACCTTATCGTGCCCGAATTTCAGATAATCGCCCGCTTTCATAATGTCCGTGGTTGAGTTTGTCCAGCCATTAGTACCTATTGTGGTTTCGCCGGCCGCGTGTGCGCCATTGACCAGCGGCGACCCTGTGGCCACGCCCATTGGGGTGGAGACTGTAGGCGGTACAATTGTAAATTTCTCAAACTGGCCGCCCTGCTTTACAGAAAAAGCAAACAATTCGGCGGCCTGGGCGCGGGTTAACGGTGCATAGCTTCCACGCAAGCCCCAACGCTGCCCGCCACGGCTTCTAACCTGTCGCTTTAGACTATGAGTGGCAGAGACTAAAGTAGGCTCCACGCTTGTGATGGTCATGCTAGACAGGGCCACTGTGGTTGGAAATACACCCGACATTATGCAAACCCTCGCTGTCCACGTTTCTGGAACGCTTCTTGAATAATGCCGACAATTTGCGGCGCGTTTTGTTGCAATGTGGTCATAGTGTCGCGGCTATCCCAGCTTTTAATATTATAGGTAATATTTACAGGCTGGCTTTCTGCACCATTAGCCGTAATCTGGCCATTAGATGACGGGGTAAAAATTTCAGGTCCTGATTCACCGACCAAAAAGCTCTTATTTGCCCCCACGGGTCCACCCATGGCGCGCGGGCCAGTTACACCGGCGGGCACAGGGGAAAATATATTATTAAAAAAGCTGCCCATTGCGTTACTTCCGGCATTTACGAGCGGCTGTGAAATTTGCTTTCTTATAAATTCTTTGTAAACGTCATTAATTATGCTTTTCATTGCGTCGCCCCAATTTCCACCATCAACCAGTAAATCTGTTAATGTGTTGGTAATTGAATCGCTTATCGCATCGTATGCGCTTTTGATATTGTCGGCCGTTTCTTCCCAAATCGTTTGGGTTTTCTCGCCTACTGTTCGGTAAACGCCGTACAAGGTATAAGCCTGGCGAATCTTATAATCGTTCGCGGCGGCTTCTTCCATGGCTGTTTTTTCTTGCACATTCCGCAAGGTTCCATGTAAGCCGTGAGCCATTCTTAGTATTTTTTCATTCGCTTTTTTTTCATTTTCGACTTGGTGCGCCTGGAACCTAGTTTGCGACATTTGAATAGAAGCAAAATGATCTAGCCTTGCAGCTCTAAGAATTGCGCTAGTCTTTTTTTCTAATTCAATTCGCGCATTATTGCTTGAATTATCGACCGTCGCCGCTTTGATGGTTGTATCGCCCATATCCACACGATTTAACTGCAATAAAAGACCGTCTATAGCGTCTTCGGTTGCAGTAAGATCGATTAAGCTGACATTTTTAGCCGGCGTATACGTTTGCCCTGTGGCGATTAAGTTTTCTAGCTGTTCTTGCTGTGCGCGGTAGCCTAAAATAGCCTCTTTGGCACCTTGCTTGGTGACGCCATACCATTTTTCAGAACTTATGACGGTAGCCACAATAGAATCGCTTATTCGATCTATTTCTTTTTTTACATCTTTAGTCATCCGCTGGTCGCCAAATAGCTTGGCCCAAATGTCCGAAACAAAGTTTAATTTATTGGCCAGCGAAATAACGGAATTAATCACCATGTTAAAGCCGGAAATAATCGACTTTGTGGCCTCTAATACACTGATAGCAATGTTTTTGGCAAACTCCGCAATGCCGCCCGCTTTGTTAATTTTCATCTCCACAAATTCGCGCAAAGCATCGGTTGCGGTTTGAATTGTGGGGGCTAGGTTTGCCACTACTCTGTTAAATACAACGCCTAAATATGAAGTAAAGCGGGTTATAGCATCGTTTGCATCTTCGACGCCCTGAACCATTTTTGTGCTCATTACCAGGCCGAATTTGTCAGCCTCACGCATGGAGGCTATCAAGGCCTGCTTGCCGTCCTTCAAGACGTTCACCATTGCAGCCCCGCGCGCCCCAAAAATATCATAGGCAAAGGCGGCTAATTCAGTCTTGTTGGTAATTCCCGCCATAGAGTCTGCCACGTCGCCCATTACGGCCTCGACAGTCCTTAGTGAGCCGTCGGTATTTTTGGTGGCAATTCCGTATTGGTCAAACGCGGCTTTCGCCTCACCGACCCCGGTTGATACTTCTTGGATATTAATTGCTAATTTCTGCACAGCTTTATTTAGCTGTTTGGTGGTCAAGCCGCCCAAGCTCGCTGCATGGTGGTATCTTTGGAGATTTTCCACACTCACGCCAATAGCCCTGGACATTTTGGCCATTTCATCGGTAGCATCAAGCGACTTTTTGGCAAGGTAGCCAAGGCCAGCGACGCCAGCCGCCAAGCCAATGGCGGTACGCATTGAAAAAGCCGCCGAAGCAATCCCACCCAGGCCAGCTTTTACAGCTCGAAACGCCCTGGCGGTTTTGTTCTTTGCGGAAATTTTAATTTGTAGGTTATTTGTCGCCATTTTTAATCCTGAAATACGCTGCCCATAGTGTTAGCTCTACTAATGTAAGGTCCATGATTTCGGCCAAGCTCTTGTGTAAATGCTCGGCCAGCGACATGCAGAATCGCAAATCATGGGCCTTTATTAGTTTTTTTCCGCGTCGTCAACGTCTAAATCGTCGCCCCCCATCTCCGTAACAATACGACTAATAATGTCGGGGTTTCCTCGTTTAAGCCTAACTTTATCAATCGGCTTAAATAATGGTTTTTCGTCTACATCTAAAGCGCGCAGAATCAACGTCATTACGATTGCGTCGACGTGCAAATCTTTGTTTGTGAGGGCTAAAATCTCGGCTTGCTGTTTAAATGTCATTGACTGCCTAAAATAGATGGTAATTTTCCACTCTGGCACCTCAATACTTTTGATAACCGCTAGCTTTTCTTTAAATTCTGCCTCGATTAATTCTAGTAATTCACTCATATAAAACCCCGATTATATTTACCCGATTGTTAAAAGTAGGCGGTTTATAGGCGCATCGGGGGAACGCCGTTTAGCAAAATTGCTATAAAACCGCCTAACTGTTAGGTTTGAATAGCAATTATGACCAAGCCACCGCACCTGAAACTGTGAAATTAAATGTAGACGCCACAATGCCGTCGCCGCCACCGCTTGCGCGATCAATGCTAGAAATTAGCGCCGAAAAGGTGGCGGTTGGATCGTTTGCGCCTGACCCTGCTGGGAAAAGATTTAAAGTAAGCGATGCCCCTGGCGTCATTGCGCCCTGGCCGTCGGTGTCTGCTTCGTCAAAATGACAAGTAATAGACCCGCTGGCACTAGGTTTGCCCGCTATATAAGTGCGAGACGTTGCCGCTAGGTTTGTCGTTTCTATAGGGTCGCTTTGCTCGTTTAGCGCCCATTCCATTACTTCGGCGATGGTACTTGTTCCGACTTTTACCACGCCTTCGCTACCTTTATGAATTGCCATTGTTTACTTCCTCTTTGGTTGTTTTGGCTTTCGTTTTTTTGGCTGGTTGTTTAGTCGGGGTTACTGCCCACCCCCGCTTTTCCATTGTGGAAACACTGTCCGGTAAAACATCCACCGGCATACAATCTTTTTTAAACATCAACATAGATTTTCCTCTAGTTTGAAATCGTCGTCGGGTCCGTTGGAATAACTCTATAAGCGGCTGATAAACTAAGCGTGGCCAGGCCTATCGGTAGCTCGGCCTCGACTGAGTATTCAATCTGAGTTTGACTAATAATTACATCAACTAGCTTTGCGTTTAATGTCCTGTCGGCATAAATAGCCGCTTCGATTTCCGCGCAAATTGTGTCGATTTCATTAGCTACCGTTGAGGCGACCCGCGCCCTAACTTCTAGGCGGATGGCTAAGTCGTGCCAGGCTCTTGGGTTACTACTTTTGTCCTGGTCCACTGTGTCAGTGTCAGCAAAGATAGTGATGCACGGAAAATCGCCATAAGCGTTTAGCTTGGTGTCGTAAACGTTTGCGCCTGTCGTGGTCAAGCCAGTTAAGGTGGCCAGCATTTGCTCGCGTATTTGTTGTCTAGGATGCGCCATTAACCTGGCCCGCCAAGAATTAAAGCGACCATGCCGGTTCCGTCTTTTTGAATCCCGGTGACGTGGTACGTCGTATTATTTACGGTCACCGCGTCACCATAATTAACGCTTGATACGTCTGCCAAAACACAATTAAAAATAGGCGTCAAAGTCTCTACGCCCAGGCTTTCTATAAATGAT